TTGGTGACTTTCGACTACAGCTTTGACCGGCTGGCCATTGCTTCAGGTGGGTCTTTGTTCTATTGGAACGGGTCTACACTGACGCAGGTAACCGACCCTGACTTGGGAACGGTGGTTGACTTCTGTTGGGTTGATGGATATTTCTTCACAACTGATGGAACTTTCCTGATCGTTACGGAACTCAATGACCCGCTATCGGTCAATCCGCTAAAGTACGGCAGTTCTGAAATTGACCCTGACCCGGTGCTTGGCATCTACAAGCTGCGCAATGAGGTCTATGTACTGAACCGCAACACAATAGAAATCTTCGACAACGTAGGCGGCTCTCTATTCCCATTCCAGCGCATCAATGGCGCGCAGATTCAGAGAGGAGCGGTTGGCACTCATGCAGCGGCGCTTTTCATGGATAACCTGGCGTTTGTTGGCTCAGGCCGCAATGAATCAGTCGGCGTATACCTGGGCGCAAACAGCCAGTCTCAGCATATTTCTACAACCGAGATCGACCGCATCCTTTCAACCTACACGGAAGCGCAACTATCTGCGATCTTAGTAGAGTCTCGCTTGCTGGATGGTCAATGGCTGCTATACATCCATCTGCCAGATCGCACGCTCGTTTACAACGGCACCGCTTCGCAGTCAATGCAATCGCAGGTATGGTTTGAACTGGTGACGTCATTGACCGATTCAGGCCAATACCAGGCTCGCAACTTTGTCTATTGCTACGATCAATGGCTAGTCGGCAATCCTGCCAGCGCTGTGCATGGCCGCATTGTGGAAAACATCTCTAGCCACTGGGGCGCTGAAGTGGGCTGGGAATTCGGCACTCAGATGCTATACAACGAGGCCAAGGGCGCGATTTTCCATGAGCTTGAACTCGTAGCCCTTCCTGGCCGTGTTGCTTTGAATGATGCCCCGGTAGTGTGGACTAGCTACACGCTGGACGGTGAAACCTGGAGCCAAGATCGGCCCTGCGCTTTGGGAACCATTGGCAACCGTGGCAAGCGCATTCGCTGGCTGCAACAGGGCACGATGCGCCAATGGCGTGCGCAGCGCTTCACCGGCTTGAGTGACTGCCATTTGTCGGTTATGCGGCTTGAGGCCACGCTGGAGCCGCTGAATGTATAAATTCCGCAAGCTCACCCGCGATCAGTTGGCAAAGTTTCTGCCTGACCATGAGTCCATCAAGGTCTTTGAGCAGATCACGGCCAACTCTGGCGAGCTTTTGCCTGACCAGATAGATCAGCTTGCACTTGATACCGGAATTGCGCAAGCTAACGCAACATCGGCGCTAGATTCGCTTGATCGCATCGCGCAGGCTTTGGAATTACTGGCCACAGCGCCACCAGAAGCCCGCACAAGCGACGATGCGGCATTTCTGATGCCTCCGCTTCAACCTGAGAAGCGCAAGCGCTACGGCACGTTTTACGACACCACAACGCAGGTTCCGGCTGCGATCAACACAGCCTATCCGATCACGTTCAATAGCACCGATCTGAGCTTTGGCGTTTACCGTGGCGCGACCACATCGCGCATCTACGTAGACGAGCCTGGGGTGTATGACTTTCAGTTCTCGGCGCAGCTGGATAACACCAGCGGCGGCAGTCATATCATTTTCATTTGGTGCCGCGTAAATGGAGTGGATGTGGCCAACTCTGCGAGTCAGGTGCGATTGAAAGGTACAGACGGAGAACTAGTTGCGGCATGGAATTTTGTTCTATCTATGAAGGATGGAGACTATTTCGAGCTGGTCTACTCTGCTTCAGACACATCTGTGCAAATCCTATCGCAGGCCGCAGCAGCTCCAGTCCCGGCTATTCCATCCATCATATTGACCGTCACAAACAACATTTCGTGAGGCATCCATGACCGTTACAGTCGTCAACATCATCCCGCGCAAGCAGGCAGAAAACGCGCAGACTGCGCAATACACCGCCGTGAACTGCAAGACAATCATCGACAAGTTCACGGTTACCAATACATCGGCCAGCACTGTGCAATTTAGCGTAAACCTAGTTGCATCCGGAGGTTCTGCCAGCGCATCGAATCGTGTGCTGAGCCTCAAAAGCATCACGCCTAACGAAACCTACAACTGCCCCGAAGTAGTAGGGCAAACGCTGGAATCTGGCGGATTCATTTCTACCCTTGCCGGTGCGGCTTCCGCGCTTACAATCAGCGCATCCGGGCGGGAGATCACTTGATGAGCATTCATACAGATGCTATTCGCAAGAATCTTACAGAAGTCTTTGCCATGCCGGCAGAGGCCAGCGAATGGCTTTGTATGCTCTTTGATGCCATTCAAGTTCTTGATGATGTTGCAGATGGTGACGAAGTGGAACGATCTGCGCTCGATGCGGTGACATGGAATCTGTTGGTTGCCATGCCGCAGAATGCTTTTTTCCGCTTGCACGCGGCATCATTGTTGCCAGTGGTTGCAACTCAGATTCTCAAATGGCAAGCATCCGATGAAATCGAGCGCAAAGGCGAAGCCGATGCAATGTCATTTGCGTGGCGAGCTGGCTTTTATGATGTGGTTTTGTGTGCAGTCAATCTAGTGCATGGGCCGAATGCTGCTATTGCCGCAGCGCCTTCTGTAATGCGACTGTACGGCGAGAATTTTCAAGAATACATGAAGGAGTTTGATCATGCCTGATCCCGTATCTGGCGCCGCTATTGCCGGGGTTGGTTTTAATCTGATCGGCGCTGAGCAAAAGCGCAAAGCAGCCAGCCAAGCATCAAGCGCACAAGTTCAAGCCTCACAGATGGGGATTGATGAACAGCGCCGTCAGTTTGATGAAATGCGCCGTTTGCTTGAGCCATACACTCAAGCCGGCTTGCCAGCACTGAAGCAACAGCAAGCACTGCTAGGGCTTGAAGGCCCAGAAGCGCAACAAGCAGCAATTTCAGCGATTGAGAATCAACCAGGCTTTCAATCAATGATTCAGCAAGGCGAAAACGCCATGCTGCAAAACGCATCGGCTACCGGTGGTCTGCGCGGCGGCAACCTGCAAGGCGCAATGGCTCAGTTCAGGCCGCAGATGTTGGCGCAAGCCATCCAAGACCAATATAGCCGCCTCGGCGGCATGACTACGCTGGGGCAGCAAAGCGCGGCAGGCGTTGGCACGGCTGGAATGCAAACCGGGCGAGACATTGCCGGATTGCTTGGAAACATCGGAGCAGCTAGGGCTGGTGGTATCTTGGGGCAAGGAAAAGCCAAGCTGGAAATGATCAATGCGCTTGCAAAAGGAATTGGAGGGCTTTTCTAAAATGCCAACACCATACGATTACACCATTGGCGAAGTTGCCAGCCCGCAGCAGTCTTTCCTTCAGGGCATCCAGATGGTTGATGCTCTGCGCAAGCGTGAGCAAGACCAAGCCGCGGCTGTTGAGGCGCAGCGCAAGCAGCAAGAACTGCAAGCTTTGTATGCTGAAGCATTGAAGCCTGATGCAAAGCCTGAAGTGTTTCAGCGATTGAACTTTGCCATTGATCCGCAGAAGGCAGCATTGTCACGCATGCAGCAATTGAAT